GTAAAGAAAACAGCCTTTACAGCTCCGGGTGCGATCATAAGGATGTCGTTATTACCCAAAACTTGATTGGCAGCTTGATCAGCATAGAAACGACCATCACCTTCCATGTTTGCTGTCCCGTATGGAGTTGTTGCATTGCAGCAAGACCATCCGTGAAGCTTCCAAAACAGTTCAAAGTTACCTTGACCAATAAAGGCAGGGTTACCGTTCAATTGATTTGTTTCGTAATCCAGCGCTATTTCAGCATAGTTACCCGGTAACGGAATTGATTGTCCTCCTGTTGAAGTAATCAGATCTACAGTTTTAGAACTTCCTACAGCTCCTTTGCCACCTGAAAAGTATAAGTTTGCGCCCTTCATAGCATCAACTTCTGCAAGCATCTTTAAAGAAAGATGTTCTTTAGCGGCTCTCAAGTCAGAGAAACCACGATCGCGCATGAAATTCTTTGTGTCGGTACAAAGAGCTACCATGTCATCAAGTGTGTACGCGCGAACTGGTGTGTTTACACAATTATCAGCTAGGAATTCGAAGCGCTTGCGCAGAGGAGTTACCCCCGGATCACACACACTAACATAGCAATCATCTGTAATTTGGCATTCCTTTGTGCGCTGATCGTAGAATACTTCAAGTTTTGCAAACTTGCCATCCATTGCGATATACTTGGCATTTGCTCCGCCATTTTCAGGTGAAGTAAGCCAATCGAGCATTCCTGTTTTTCTTTTTAGTGCAAAGGCATTGTTTATGCCTTGCAAGTTGGCGGCTTCTTCGCGTATAAGCTGACACGCGCCAACGATGTTTAAATTTGGTGTTTGTGGCATTTTGGATTAAAAATAGGTAGCTAAACAGCTACTTGTACGTTCCCGCCTCTCCGTAGGCCGCTATCGTTCTGATCTACTCTAAACGACTGTTGTTTTTGCTGTTGGGGTTGTTCAACGTTACTAACCTTCAAGAAAGGTTTTATCGCTGGCTCCAACAGGGAGTTAATTGTGATTGGCGTATTGCCATCAAATCTCGGAGAACCATTTTCGTCAAAGACGCTAATTTGATACTCCCCATCTTTCTCGATTAGATCAAGCTTGTTTTTAGCTTTGATTTCACCCAAAATTGCTTTTGTAAGTCCGGAACGTGTGTCCCTAAACGCATCAGCGAATGTATAACTATTTGTTAGCTTTTCCAATTCGGAATTTAATTTGTAATCCTTGAATTGTTTTTCGTATTGATCTTGAGCGCCTTTTAATGCATCTTTATGAGATACGTCAAGTTTGCTAAATTTGTCAGTGAGTTCTTGTATTGTTGCGATTTGCTCTGCAATCTTCTTTTTTGCCTCTTCATCATTTGGAGCCTTAGCAGCTCCTGCGATTATTGCCGGCAAAGCCTCTCGCAACATGGCCGACTTCTTGAAAGTGTTTTCTTCTTTTTCAAGATTTAAAACAGTTTCTGCTGGTAGCAACTTATAATACTGTTTTAGGTCATTATCTACAATATCCAAAACTTCTCTTTTGATCTTTCCCGCAACATCTTTATGTGATAATGCTCTTTCGGTTGTTAGGAAAGTGGAATCAAGGATTGGGAAAATTTCATCTGGCATTTCACCTTCGGGTACATTTTCAATAAAATTATCAAAGGCATCGTTTTTAATTTTGCCCTGCTCTTTCAACTTGTTAAAATAATCTTTGAATTTCATTCTGCTGATTGTTTAGGTTTTGGTCCCGGCTTACCTTTCACTTTATCATGTGATACATCTGGTGTTTCACGTGGAAAAATAACCTCATCTTTTTCAGCTTCAATTTTCGCTGCCTTTTCAGCTCTCAACCTGTCTTTAACAAGTTCCATTTCGCTTTTTGATTCTTCAACTGTTCCTACAATCGTGAACCCCCTTTTGCTACCGACCAAATCAAAACTTTTTTGAGTCATCGGCCTTGTCTCACCCGTTTTAGGGTCTTTAACAATTAATTTTACCATAGATTTTGTTTATAATTATTCTACTAAAATAGATATTATATAGATAATTACGAAATCAATTAATAAATCCCAATTCTTTTGCTCTATTAATATCTTCTTTTGGAACGATTACTTCACTAACCGGGATAAGCTGATGACGGCAAGAATATCCACCAAGTAATATAAAAATAGAGCTTTTAGTTGTTAAATTATTTTTACCAACCCAGTCCAAATCAGCCCAACTTTCTATTTCTCCCTGAATAAAATAACCTCCATTTCTATCCCTACAAAAATCCCTTGACTTATCAATTATGCCACCTATATAACGAAACCAAACTAATCCTAAATCATTGGTCACGGAATTTTGATACGCTCTAGCGTATTGAAATAGTGTGTCGCTGACAATGTTTCTTGAATAAGAAAGTAGCTTCCCTTGTACTTCTTCATTACCCTTAATGAATGTTTTAACTTGTTCCAACATTCCGGAAAATGATCCTCCGGTATTGATGTTTTGATTAAGAATATTACTGAGCGGTATCTTTACTTGGGCGGCTAATCCATCCTGTAAAACCAATGAATTAACCGTTTCAAGAGCACTGGTTTGTAATTGCTTTATAAATACTCGGTTAGGCTTGAATGCGCTGGATATGCTTTCAAAATACGAGTTATTAAGATCATCAATAGCTGGTATAATTTGTAAATGTTGTTCTAAAGCACTTTGGTAAATACTCGATTGTATTGATTTGTCAAACTGGTTTTGAGCCTCTTTAAGTATTGCTCGATTGCCAGCGTTTTGTTTTATATATCCATTGTCGTCAAGATCAACGAACCTAAGGATAGTAGATAAATCATTATACAGCTTCGTTTGAACTATTATTAGTTGAGTCGCATACTTACCGCTAGCATCAATTATAAGTCCGTCAATTTGATCAGATAAGCTTTGAGCTGTCATGCATCATTTTGATTATTATTTTGTTGACCTAAAACAGTCGTATCAATTTGTGGTTTTTCAGATTTAACTAGTTCAATTGCGTACTTCTCAAGAACCATTATTTGAATGGATTTATCCTTTTTCAAAAAATCCATATCTTCATTAATTGCCTTATCAATAAATGGCTTCATGTTTTCGTGAATAGTCCAGTCTGTTTTTCGTATTACTCCAGAATTAACACCCAAAGCTATTTCGTCTTGTACAAATCCGTACAATGGATCTAAATTGATCATAGAGGTAATATAAAGGCGAACATTTGGCGAAGTACTGAAGTCTTTTTGTGCGATTTCAGCTGCTTTTAATCGAAGATAGTTTTTATCCACACCGGACTTTGCAGCTACCGCAAAATTGTTAATTAGTTCAGAGGTAGTAAGAATATCAAATTGTACCGGCTTGTTAACTTCTGGTAAAATGTCCTTCTCTTTCTTGTTCTGACTTGCAGCCTTAACACTATTTTTATACTTGTTTATAAAGTAAAACTGATTGGTAAGGTGAATATCAAAAACAACTCCGGCAATTGTGAATAATGTATCTGATTGCGCACTTCTATCAATTACCTTCGCTACCCCGGATTGATTCTGTCCGATGGAGTCCTCAACGTCCATATTTATTGACCACAACGCTTTTTTATTCATTTCGCGTGTACGATCCTCTAACATTTTGGTTGCGTCTGTAGGTATCGGAATATATCCTACGGGTAAGTAACTTGTTGGCGACCCCTCTTCTAATTTTTTGCGATTGAACTGATATGCCTCATAAGGCGATTTAACTACTGACAATCCAGTGCCTCCACATTGTGAACATGATGATCCATTCATTGTGTGCGCGGTATTAGATTGCATTAATCCATTTCTACATTTGAATGTAATTCCATCAGATTGAAAAGAATTATTACATTCTTCAGCCAATTCATACTTTTGTGGGTGCATGTGATTTATGTACGCCCCGATTAAGTCTGATTCGTGAATTACTGCTAAATTCCAATGTGGTAACGCGGAAGAAAAGAATGACTCAAAATAAATCATACCATTGGAAACCGAAACTGATTTACCCCTTAAAAACCACGCTGGTATTTCGTTGAAATTATGTTGATAAGACGATAATTCATCAATACTAATCGTTTTTTTAGCTGCTTCATAGGATGCTTCAAAGCTCACATACTGATTACGATCATAGTATGCAAATTCATAATAAACAATAGAATTTACCGTTCTTTCAGATATGTAAATCAAATAATGATCTAGGTCATAATCCCAAACATTCTCTGATGAATAAATAATATTCACAGGGTTAAGTTCTTCAACGTCATTATCAGGTATCCTTTCCGGACGAATAGCTAACAATGCATTTGGATCGGCTAACATTTTACGAACGATCACCTCTTTATCATAACTTACCAAAGAATTATAAACAGGGAAGTAGTCCATTGTATATTTCTGAAATTCAGATAACATTGGATTGTTTTCTTTAGGCCAAATGATAGAATAAAGTGATGGATTGAAAATCTTATTCACAATATCGATCGCTTTGTCAGCGCCAGCCTTTGTAGTTGGTTCGTAATTTTCTATTCGATACATTTTAACGTCAGCATCTTCACGCGGGCGAACCCTATCAAGTAGGTATAAAGGCTTTTCTCCACAGATATGAACCTCCATCTTTTCAGCATGAGTAGTCGTTTCTGTGTATAATGGATGCCTTTCACCGTCTTTCATGACGGCTAAAAGCCTGTTAGCAAATTCTTGTGTACCGTAAATCATAATAAAGTAAGGAGAGAATTAATCCCTCCTTACGCAAGTGAAGTTATAACTGAGGCCGGGAACTGAAACGGTAAAGATGGAACCATGGCGGTTGACCACTTAGCCGAAACTGAATAACGGATTCTTGATTTGATACTTTGTTCAATCATATCATCAGCGTACACGCTAACGTCTTTAACGTAAAAAGCATTATAATCTCCATTTTGATCCTTACCAGCCGTTCCGTAAACCATTTGCCAGTTTCTACGCTGATTTGCCGCAGCCCAAAAAGCCCTGTTTTGCATTACACCCAAAGCTTCAAAAGCAAGTTCTTTATCATCACCGGTTCTTTCTGTTGGAATAAATCCAAATCCTTCTTCTTCTGTTGGCGTTCCTGCCGCTTTGCTTCCGCGCGTGTTAAGAACAACAAATCTATCTGAAGGTGAAGCTCCAATATTTGTTGTCCACCATGATGCTGATTCCAAAGTAGCTGATAGATCATCTTCATCAATTACTACTGATGGATCAATAAAAGCCACAAAAGGAATACCTCCTAATTCTGCACCGCAGCCTTGCTGAACATAGTCAGGTACCGCAATGTCACAAAAAATTTCTGCCATTTTATTATTTATTTTTTCAATTTAATCACTCCGTTTCCGGACATATTTTTAATTACAAAAGCCTATAATGTAGCGCGGTTTACATCATCTCGAGATGTTAGGAACACTTTTCCTTTTTTAACCGGCCAGCGTCTGTCCCCTTCTGAAATTTCATAAGCCTGTTCTTTTAACCAATAAAGGTTATCAATTAATATACTTTGGTGCATGAAAATCAATTTCAACTTTTTATGCATAAAATAAGGCATATAATCAGTTTCAAATAAACGTTGAGATTTTAAAAACCCACTTGTTTTCTGAATTCCTGTAGTAAGCTCAATCGCTTGATCTTCTTCTGGAAACTTATCATGAAAGAATATGGCCGGAACTCTAATTTTAAAAGACTCTTCAGGGCTTGCATTTTGATATATAAGTCCAGCAAAATTTCTATTATTTGAATACTCAATTAATAATGTGCATGAATGCGAAGTTCTTACATCAATACAATCTGATTTAAAAACTATCGTTTCAGGGGATGAGTTATTAATTATTTCAAGGCTTATTTGTTCGTCACAAATATTTTCATCTTGAGGAGTGAATGAAGTATTATAAATTGATTGCGTATAATCTAAAGGTGAAGATTCGATTTCAAAATAGTCAACTTCAATATTAATAATAGATCCTGAAGATGGCCCCAATTTATAGAACATTATTGAAAACAAACTCCAAGATGTTGTAGTTGTAAGGTTTACAATATACTCAACATAACCGCCACCTCTAGGTATTATACTTGCTAATAAAACACCTTCTCCAAAAATTGCGGGATTATCCCCAGCTTGGATATACATACCTTCTTGCAATGGCGCAGATCCTCCGGATGATAAATTTTTAACCCTAACTTTAAATATATAATCACCGGGTGGGTATTTATCAAAATTACCAATCCCTAGCACATCTCTATTTTGATACAATTTAGCCGTTTGTGATAATGTCCCCGAAGATCCATCAGATTTTGCTAATCCACCAAAGCTCCAAGACCAACCAGATGATGACGGGGCTGCATATTGAGACCACGCCGCTATATTTAATTCAAAATCGCTATTGTTAAACTGGATCTTGTTTTCCGTAGTAAATTGTTCTGTTTTTGTAAAAGGCAAACTTTCAATTAATCCATTGGTGTTATTTATACCAAGTGTAAATTCTTGATTTGTTTCAATATCGGTAAACTGAACATTTAAATTATCATCACATTGCCATGGCTGACAATAACATCTGGCATGCACACCACAAACTTCCTTTTCGTTGTAAGTGTTGCAATCTGTTGGCCAAAATTGAATAGGTGAAGCGTCTGAAATTATCACAGGTGAATATGTACGCTGTTCATTCTCATCGCTACACGCGA